ATACTGATCGCGCTGGCCAGCGGTGAGGCGACGGTTACAAAGCTCAAGAGTCAGAAACAGCGTGAAGACTTCGCAAAAGGAATGAAGGCTGAAGGTGGCTGGGAAGATTATGATGAGCAGCCCCCGAAAGCAATTTCAGCTGAGCTTCAGGACCCTACTGGCACTGAATCCCATGATGAAATTGCAGAGCCAACTGAGGGCAACGACCCTAAACCACAGACGCAGAGGTCTGCGAAAGCTCGATCCGGTACACGAGAAAAGTTATTTTCTCCAAGAGGTCATGGTTTAAATGTGCCGAACACTCATACCAAAGTCCAGGACATTGTGCGCGAACTGGCGACTCTGAAGCACTCCGGATCTAATGCCGCACAAATATCAGTTTCTTTTCTTTTGCGTGCGTTATTGGAACTGAGTTCTGATAACTACTTAGAGAAAAATCCAAGTGCTATTCGGAAACTTGAGCACAATACGCCATTGAGAGAGAAGGTTAAATGTTCAGCAAGACACATGCATTCGAACGGAAAGTTAACCCAGGATAACTTGGATGTGGTTTTGCGGCATTGCGCTGAGGATGGTGGAATGCTCACAATCACCACACTACAGAAGTACTTACATTCGACCGCACACTTCCCCAGCGGCGAAACCCTAAATTCTATGTGGAGTGAGCTAAAAAATTACATCATAGAATGCTGGTAGCTTAGCGTCTCATTTTTGGCGAGGTATGGAGCTCTATGTTCCCGTAGAACATAGCTTCCGTTGTCTTTGGCCGCAGCATGTGAGTGGAATAATGAAGCGAGAACTCCACTCCCCGCGCGTCACGGTAAAGTTCTTTAATTTCGTCACAGTTGTCATACGTGACCAACCAGGGCGTCTCGATAGCCTGTACCGCTTGAGAAATCCGCTGATGGTCGTTTGGCTGATAATGGTTGCGGTACAGCTGACTGCCCTTTTCATAATAGGGAGGGTCGAGATAGATAAGGGATTGCTCGTCCAGCGCAAGCTCTGGGTTATTTAGCAATTCTAATGCATCGAGATTAAAGAGCTGAATACGAGATCTCAATGTCCCGATTTTTGCGATTCGCTCTGCGAGCTTTTCCTTGTTGTAGCGGGCATCAATTAGGTACTTCCCCGTCTGTTTCTGGCCGCCAATCACTCCGCCTTTGATCATGCCTGATCGATTTGTCCGGTTCAGGAAAAATGTGGCGAAGCCCAGCATAGTGCGGTCGCAAGTCGCCGCGTTGGCGATTACTTCGCGCTGCTGATGCCAGGTTTCCATCGTCACCGGCGTTTCATGCACCAATGAGATAAACCGCTCCGTGTCGTTCAGTACGGCCCACCAAAAAGCGTGGACTATCGGATCCAAGTCGTTGATGGCGATCCGATCCACATAGTTATTGCTCAGCAGATACATGGCGGCACCTGCCCCTCCAGCGTAAGGCTCAACATACAGCCCGCCCTTGAGACCATTGTGCTCGACAAGTTCGCCAAGCCACGCGCCTAGTCGCCCTTTGCCACCTGGGTATCGAAGAGGAGTTACGAAGGATGGTGCTTCAGACATCACGGTTTCACGTTTGAGGGACGGCGCGTAGCCTATCCGAAAGTTGACCTAGATGGCCATGTGTCTTTTTCATGCCCGTGCTACATGCACATCGGCGCCTCGCCCTGCTCGCCCCATTCTTCGTCGATCAGCTCCCAGGCGGAGCGCTGCGGCACTGCCGGTACCGGCGCTGGTTCGATCAGGTGTTCGCTTGCTGTATCCGCTTCCATTCCCGCTCCACGGCGCGCTGGGCGCTGCTCTTTTCGGCGTACAGGTGCAGCAGCCGCTTGGGGCTGGTCTGGTCGCCTTCGGTGAGTTTCTTCTGGTCGCCTGCCTTCTCGTCCCGGTACCAGGCGAGCACGCCGGTGTAATTGCCGGCCTCGGCCAGTTCGGCGACGTCTTCGGCGTCCGGCAGTTTGGATTCCAGCTCAAGCGAGGTGGTGTAGCTGTCCGGCGTGAATGAGTGCTGCACGTTGGCGCCGAGCCAGACCACGGCGTCGATGTCGGCCTTCACGCCGATCAGGCTGTAGGTGAGTTCTGGGATCAGCTCCGGCCGGCCCTTTGCCAGGGTGTAGCTGAGCGTGGCGGTGCCGCGCTGCAGGCGGGACCACTCGGCGCGGGCGGCGCGCAGGGCGGCCTCCTGGTCGGTGTAGGTGTGGCGCAGGTCCTTGAGGTTGTCGCCGCCGCCGGCGATGGCTTCTTTCTTCTCGGCGCTGTTGAGTTCGTAGTAATAGGCACGCACGCCGCTGTAGCTGTCGCGGTCGGCCTGCAGGTAGCGGTGGCCATCGCCGTCTGCACGGGTGAGCGTGATATGCGGCAGCGCGGCGCCGCTGGCGGTCGTGCTCTTGCCAGCCGGCATGAACAGCAGGCGCCCTGCCTTGATGCTGGCGATGGCGTCGAACTGCTGGCCGAGGCGACTGAGCAGGTTGGCATCGGATTCGTTGGCCTGGTCGACCTGGCCGAGCTGGATGACCGACAGCGCTGCGCTGATCACCGGGCTCAGCCCGTAGGCGGCGGCCACGGTCTGCAGGATGGTGCCGAGGGTTTGCCCGCTCCAGCTGCGTTCCTTTTTCGATTTGAGCCCTTCGCGCAAGTCCGCGCTGCGGGCGCGGATGCTGAGCATGTCCGGCGCGCCGCTGTGCTCGACCTCGTCCACTGTGTAGCTGCCCTTGTCCACCAGGCCGGTGTCGTGCCAGCCGAGCCAGAGGCGCACCACGGCGCCGCGTGGTGGGATGGCCAGCAGGCCGTCGTGGTCGCTGAGGCCGATGCTGAGCTGGTCGGCCTCCATGCCGCGGTTGTCGGTCAGCTCGATGCTGATCAGCCGCTGCTCGATGGCGCTGGTGATGTCCTGCCCGTTGACCATCACGCGGCAGATCGGCTGCGGGTAGGCGGTGGCATCGCGGTACTTGTCCGCCGCCTGGCCGAGCAGGCTTTTGCCCTGGGCGATGATGGTGTCGATCACAACAGCAGTCTCCGCAGGATGTTGCCCGCCGTGCTGATGGCGCTGCCGAGCAGATCCACCCGGCCGTCATCGATGCGTTTGAGCGTGAGGGTGAACTCGATGCGCCGCGCCTGGCCGTCGCGGAGGAACAGCGTGCGGGTTTCGCTCAAGGATTCGATGATCCAGGTGCCGTAGATTTTCCCGGTGCCCTCCACCAGCGGCCACGCCTTGCCGGTGTCGGCCATGGTGCGCAGCGTGTCGAGGCTGAGCTGGGTGCCGGCCAGCGCGGGCAGCAGTACGCCCGGCAGGGTGATGCTGTCATCACCGCGCCCCAGGTACTGGCGCGCCGGGTTGGTGCCGATGCGGCTGGTGGAACCGTGGCGCCATTCCGTCTGGCGCTGGAATTCCTGGTAGGCCAGGGTCTCCAGCGAAAAGACGAACATGCCGAGGGCCATCATCATGGTCTGCTACTCCTGGTAATCAGTCCTGGTCGAATAGGGATGAGCGGGCACGGGCGCCTTTCTCGCGCTCGCGCTTGTCCAGCTCGGCGGCTACGGCGCGTGCGATGGCGTTGGCGTCCTGCCCGGGGGCAGCGTGGATGTGTACGGTGATCGGCGCAGGCGTGCTTTGGGCTGCGGATGGCGAAGCCGCACGGGCGGCCAGCGGTGGGCGCGTATCGAACGCGACCGGCTCTGCTGCCGCGGGCATGGCACCGACCGCGGCGCTCAGGCCGATCGCACCTGCTGCCGTCAGCCGTTTGGCCGTGTCGCCCAGCTGCGACAGCGGGCCACGTTCCCCCGCTTGTAGGCCCTGCTCGAGGCCGGCCATGGTGAAGCCGCCCAGCTCGGCGAACACGCGCGACGGTGAGTGGATGCCGAGCTTGTCCTTGAACCAGCCGATGCTGCTGTCCGCCGCGCCAACCACGGCGCCCTTGACCGCGCCGGCCGCGTTCTTGATGCCGTTGGCCAGGCCCTGCATGAGCATGCCGCCGAAGTCGGTGAACTTGGCTGGCAGATCCACACCCAGATAGCCGAGCACACCGGCGAACGCGCGGTAGAACAGGCCCAGGGGGCTGAAGTTGACAATGGTGGCGGCAATGCCGGCGAGGCCTCCGGAGAAGCCCGCTTTGATCTCCTCCCACAGTCCGAGGAAGTACGGGGCGACCTTGTCCCAGTTGCGGTAGATCAGGTAGGTGCCGCCGGCGATGGCGGTGATGGCCAGGCCGATGGGGTTCATCATCAGCGCCCGCCCGATGAACAGGATGCCCTTACCCACCAGCGGCAGCGCAGTCTTGCCCAGGTTGAACAGCGTGCCGGCCAGCCCGGCGCCCTTGATGCCAAACAGCATCATGCCGTAGCGCAGCATGGCGAACGGGCCGAGGATGCTGGCGATCGCCAACGTCAGCCCACCCATGCCGGCCATAAGAATGCCGACGCCGGCGGCGGTCTTGACGATGTTGGCGGCCAGTTTGGGGTTCTCGGCGATCCAGCCCTTCACCCCGCCGATGATGCCGGTGAGCGTCTGTGTGATCTCGCGCATGGGGCCGTTTTGCTGTTCCTGCAGCTGGATGCCCAAGTCTTCCCAGGCGCTGCCCATGGCCGAGAGATCGCCGCGGAGGTTGTCGGCCATGGTCTTGGCCGTGGCGCTGGCTTCGCCCTCGGTGGCCTTGAGGGTGCTGACGAACTCCTGCAGCGCGCCGGTACCCGCCTGCTTGACCAGGACCTGCAGGCCCGCAACCGCCTCCTCACCCGCGATGTGCTTGAGCAGGCCGGCACGGTCGGCGTCGCCCATGTTCTTGGTTTTCTCGTAGATCTCCTGCAGTACGGTGGGTACGTCGCGCAGGTTGCCCTGGGCATCCTTGGCGCTGATGCCGAGCTTGTCCAGGGCGTCAGCGGCTGCTTTAGGCGGGGCGCTCAGGCGGTTGAGGATGGCGCGCAGCGCGGTACCGCCCATGCTGCCCTGGATAC